AACCTCAGAGTTATCTACTTTTTGCCACACAGAGCCGTTAAACACACACCAGTCACTTACTACCCAGTCTGTGATGCCGTTAAGGTTGGTAGAGCCAGAAACAGACACAACATAGTAGTCCCCTTTCGTACCTACGCTAGAGGTAAGGGTAGGGTCGTTGGTAGCGGCATCCCACGTACCTTTGTAGTTGAGTGCGCCTACGACATTGAGAGAGGAACTGACTGTTTTTAACATGTTATACTCCGTCTACCAAGTGAAAGGAGAAGCCATGTTGACCAAAAATTGCAGATGGTGTCACGAGACAAAACCGCTTGAGCTTTTTGATAAACACAAGCAAATGAGTGATGGACATTTGAACAGGTGCAAAACTTGCAGACAAAAATGGCAGTCTGAATATAGAAAAACACCTTCTGGAATAGAAAAAAGAAAAAAAGAAAAACAGTACCCAGAAAACAAAAAACGCTACAAACAAAGCGAAAAAGGAAAAGAGGCGGCAAAAAAATACAAGCCTGACCCTGTTCGACAATCTGCCAAAAACGCCGTGAAATATTCTTTGAAAAAAGGTCACTTGTTACGTCAGCCATGTTTTGTATGCGGGGAAAAGGGTTTAGCACATCATTCTTCTTATGCAAAAGACATGCAGTTGCTTGTGACATGGCTTTGCGTCCATCATCACAATCAACTTCACAATGAGCATAAGGGATATAAATCATGGATATAACACTTTTGTATCAACTGCCATCGCCAGGTGTCACGTAGATAGTAGCGTTGCTACTAGCGGTAATGCCTGTGAAGAAAGCGTTGGGTACGAAAGAGAGAATCTCATCTGTACCTGGCAACAGTGGAATAGATGTACCTGTAGTAGTAATGATTGCGGCATTACTGTTTGCACTAGCACCATCTGCACCGTAACCTAGAAAGACAGTAACAGAACCAGCATTGATGATGCGGTACTGATTACCACCAAGCGTGGTAGATACGGCTTGTACAGCAGTAGGTGCTGTTGTAGTTGCTAGGAATGTGACAGTGTTGCCTGTCCTTGTGAAGGCTTGAATTCCCATTATTCATTGCTCCAAGGAACTCCTGTGGCAGTCACAGGATTCTTCTTCAGTTCAATCTGAGCCGCTAGAGCCGCCTCTACAGCGTTTTTATTCACACCATTAGACCAAATCCACCCAAGGACTGTTGCTTCTGTCAGGTCGGCATAGTCCACGGTGGGAGTGCCATCAGACCATGAGCAAGTGTTGTAAATAGAGGCTGAATGCTCTCCATCTACTGCTGTGGCTTGCCAGTGGGCAGTGGTTACAAATCCATCAGAGGTTTGACGGTCAAGTTGGGAGATTGTCCAAGTTACGCTCATGCTGATGCTCCTTTAAGGGCGGCTACGTCTGCCTGTAATTGGGTGATGAGGGCTTGTTGTTCTTGGATGGCTTTGATTAGCACTGATGTGAGCTTGTCGTAGTTGACACCGCCAGCAATTAACTCTGTGTCAGCCTCATCTTTAGTAAAAATACTTTTTGCAACCAAAGGCACAAACTCAGGCATAACCGCTTGAACTTCATCAGCTACCAACCCAATTTCGTCACGTTGGTCATCAGTACGATGGTATTTGCGTGATTTGAGTTGCAACACTTCAGTTAAACCGTAAGGCGAATCTTCAATGTTTTCTTTTACAAGGCGTGATGAAGTGTCGTATGTAACGATACCTGTACTGCTATTCCATTTAAGTGGGTATGTTCCTGCGCCAGCAGAAAGAACAGCACTCGCAAAGAAAATACTACTTAAATAAACTGTTGGTGTTCCTACTGATAACCCTTGTTGAATAGCTAATCCACCACTAGCACCGATACGAACACGTTCTGTGTTGTTAGTGCCAAAATAAATTGGTGAGCTTGATATTGTATTAAAAAAAGAATCAGTGCTACCCGCAGAACACCCTATTTGTAATTCTTGGTTTTGAACTGTATTCTTAAAGTTCATTCCTGATTTAACGCTGGTGTCACCTTTTATAGATATTCTAAAAGTAGGGCTTGTCTCGCCTACGCCCAAATTCCCACTCGCATCCAGAGTCATTGCTTGGGTGAAGCTGATTGTGTTCCCTGCTGTGCCAGAGGCGGCTGTTGACCAAGAATGAGTGCCACGATATTGGTTATACAAAGCGGTGGCATAAAGACTGTTGCCGTACTTCCATCCTGCGTTGTAATAACATCCTTCTGTAACGTAAACATCACCAGCACCGCCACTAACAAAAGCATTGCCAGCAGCACCAACTTCTAAAACTGTTCTACTTGCCCACGCACTAGGCGTAACACCAAGACCCATGTTGCCAGCACTGTCAAGGCGCATGGTCTCCACGCCACCTTCAGCAAAGGCAATAGTGTCAGCCGCAGGGAAGAAGATGCCTGTGTTGGTGTCGCCAACAGTAGTAATAGATGGAGATGTATTTGACCCCGCAGATACAGTCACATTACCACTGCTGATAGTGACGTTGGTCAGCGTCACATTACCCAGACTGGTAGTAGTGTTACCAAGATAGACAGCAGTATTGCCAAGCGTAATCGCAGTAGCAAAGTTCTGGTCAAGTTGCGATAACGGAATTGCCGAAGTCGCAGAAGCAAAAATATTAGGAACTGGCATTTTAGAACCTCACTCTTAATTCATGTTCAAACTCAATCGTGTTGACAGTTAGCGCAGGGTCTGTGCTAGTCATTGTCAACCCCAAATACTTACCATACTGTTGTGCATCTGACTTGTACAAGGCATACCCCGCACTCGTCAACCAGCCTATTGTCGTAGAAGAATTGTTCACCCACGTAAGCGTGACGCTCTGATTGTTAAACCAACTCACACTGTTGTTAAGGGTATACACAGGGCTAGAACCACTCTCACTATCTACCGTCACATTGAATGTGCCACCAGTAGTAAGAGTTGCCTCAATACCAAACTTCAGAGCCTGTTTGGTACGGATAGGGTCACGCATAGGAGACAGAGAAGTCTGTATCTCAGAAGCCACATTTGCAGTCGCATCCCCGTACAAGCGGAAAAGTGCTGTGTCTGTCACGCCGTACAGGTTAATTAAACCACCTACAGGGGCAGAAGACACATACCGCAACGCACCCTGGCTGGTGATAAACCACTTTTTCTCAAAAAACACGCACTGTACAAACCTGTCTCCCGTGGTTGTGGGGAAAGTAGGCAGCAGGTAGAAGTTGAAAGCCGCACACAGGATGTTGTTGAGCAGGACTTGACCAGCAGTTACAGGCTTGGTGAAGTCGATGTAGGGGAAAATACCGTCAAGCTGGTCAGAAATCTTGCTTGTTGTTGAACCTACGAGGGCATACACCCCGTAGTTATTCATGAACAAAACAGAGCGGAAATAGGGAAAAACAGCGTATTTCAGCTTGCTACCAACAGACGCAGACACGTTTGTGTTGGTAAACAGGGTTTCCCCTGTATTTGTAATCCGTACATCTGAAAAGACGTTAATGCTGTCTTCACCGTAGATATACAAGAAGTTGTTGGCAGACACCATGTGCTGGATATTGCCACGCAGGGTTGAATCAGAAATAGTCTCAGCACCAGCAGAAACAGATGTGAAGTCGGTAGGGCTGGTAGAAGAAGAGTAGGTAACTGTACGACCTGTAGAAATCCAGACACGACCAGAGAAGGTAGCCACACTGGATATTTCTTCTAGGTTAGGCACACCTATCACAGTGGCATTTGCGTTTCCTGAAGGTGTAGGTGGTGCAGCTATCGTGACAGTTGGGACACTTGTGAAGTTATTCCCCACATTTGTCATGATGACTTCTGTAACAGCGTTGCCAAACACAATAGCTGTCGCAGCGGCATTAGCACCGCCTCCACCCGTGATAGTCACAGCAGGAGGAGAAGCGGGGTCATAGCCAGAACCACTGTTGGTTACCTGTATGAAGAGTGCACCTTTGGTGAATGTCAGAAGTTGGGCAATAGCGTTAGCACCACTACCACCACCGCCTGTGATGGTCACTGTAGGTGCAGATGTATATCCACTACCACCGTTGGTAACGGCAATAGAAGACACAGCATTTGCCGTGATTGTTGCTTCTGCCGTAGCTTGTGTACCATTTGTCTGGTTGGGAGCAGAGATAGTTACTGCTGGCGCAGAGGTATAGCCTGAACCTCTGGCAGTCAAACCTATCCTGCCGACACCACCAACGTTGAGCAGGTCAGTGCCATCCCAAGTAAAGAGTCCTTTATTAGGGTCACCTATAAATACTTCTTCATTCTTCCACTGGGCGATAGATACGTTGGCAGATGAGAACGTGCCTGTCACCCCGACATTGCCGACAGTGCCTGTATCTATGATGACGTATTGCGCTCTACCGTCTTCTTGAAAGGCCAACAAATAGTCAGACAAGCCAAGATTGGTGTTGGAGAGGGTAGTTACTGTGTTGCCAAACGAGATGGCGTTATTGCCACCATCTTTGAATGTGACTTGAGCAGGGACAATCTTGATGTTGCCAAACCCGATAGGCATGGCATTCTCAATCCATGAGAACTCCTCATCATCAATGGCTGTCCTGTTGGACTTGGTATTTAAGCCCTTGAAGTTCTTATAGACAGCATAAGATTTCTTTTGCTCTGCTGCTGCCATGATTAGAAGGTAGAGTAGGGGTCAGGGATTCTGCGTGTGTACACAGAGTTCAACACCGCTTGGATTTGCTTGGCATACTCTTGCTTGTATATCTCAGCTTCTCCGTAACTCTGTTCTTTGTACTTGGCTTTGTAAGCCGCATAAAAAGCTACAGGCGTGGTGTAGGGGTCTTGAATCTGGTCGTTAGCGTTAGGCGTGTTCAAGCTCAAAGCAGTAGGCAAGATAGTGCTATCTATCTCTACGACATACGCTTGGTCAGGAACAGGGCCAACATAGATGGTGTTTTGTCCGTAAACAGAGAAACACACGGGTCTGCCTACATAGTTCTGCCAGTAACGCAGTTGAGCGTTGAAGTTTGACCAGGGCAGATACCGCAGGGGAATACGGCTGTTACCCCAGTAAATATTGACGTTCAGAATGTCTAGCGTTGTGCCAGTAGCAATAGTGGCATAGGGAATAATTTCCGCAGGGCCAGAATATTGCAGACTGGCTGTGCCATCTGTGAATGGGGTAGAAGGTGGAAAAGTGTAGCCAGAAGCGGGATAAGGTGGAGGTGTAGTGCTGAGAACACCGCCAGTTACCACTTCATAGATAAAGATGTTGTTGAATAAGAACTGACCCGCAGTAACAGTAGCACCCGCAGTCCACACGGTTGCGGGTACTCCTGTACTAGAAATTGGGGTGGCAGTAATTTGCAGGGTACGTAAGCACCCAGTATCTCTCGCTACTCGCTCACGGGCATCGTTGATGTAGTCCGTTAGCTCCGAGGTTGACCAGAAGACAGAGTTTGCATCATGCAATAACCGCTGTACTTCCGTGATGTAGGAAGAGAGAGTTGCCATGTTACCTTCATGTTATGCAACCCTCTGATTGACCTTTCCCCCAACGGATTTCTCAATCCGTAAGGGTACTACGCCAACCGCCGAGGGTAACGAGCGGTTCTTTGTTGGAGGCTCTGAAGAAATATACACCTTCTTCAGATTCTCCATTGCTTCTTCAAGTTCGCTGTGGAGTCGTATCATGCCCAACTGGACTAGATACTTCTCCTTGTCCTCATCTCCGTAACCAAGCATGTGCATGGCAGCAGGGACAGTCAATTCAACTGTCTTGCCGACAGGAAACTCATAACCGACATAGTGGTACTCAGCGTACAAATCTTTGTCGGTATTGTTGATTACATAAACGAGGTCTGTCATAGTGTTACAACGTCACCGTACACAGTAATATCAACAGTGTTGTTTGCTGCTGCCGCTGTATTTACACACACAAACAAAGGACTTGTATAGATTTTTGTTGACGTATTTGCTGTCAACGCAAGGTCTTGATACAAGCCTGTGCCAGTAATGTTTGAAAGAACAGTTGCATTAGAAACTGCGTTTGCCAAGTTACCATCATTGCTTGTGAAGATGGTAACGTTGGCAGCGGCAACACTTCCGTTGGCATTAAAAGCAGTAATACGGCGAACGATGTAGCCAGTACCGACAGTAGCAATTGTTGCCACAGCATTACCAGTGCTTCCCATCGCAACGGGAGGATTGGTAGAGCCAACAGCAAAATTGCCGAACCCGTCTGGGTACAGAGCGCCTACATGGTTTGCGTTCATACTGTCTCCTTAGCTTGTGTAGGTGCTGTTTGCATTGATACCACCATTGATGGTCAATGCAGTAACTGCACCTGCGCCAGCAATAGTAGATTGTGCAAACACGTTCACGCCATCAGACAAAATCATGCCGCCAGTGTTATTGGCAAGCAAAGTTGTGATGGATGAGCCGTTATTTGCAGTAATCACTACGTTAGCAGCGGGGAACAGCATATAAGTACCAGCAGGAATCACCGTGCCAGCGTTAGCGGCAGTCAGTGAAACATTGGAGAAGTAAGCACCAGCAGTGTTGGTGGTTGCATTCGCCAGAATGATTTTATTCATTGCTAAAGCCATGTCTTTTTCTCCTTACAGTGAAAGGTAGTTGTAACCCGTCACCTTGGTCATGGCTTTGGGCTTGACGTTCACCAATTCGGCAATCATCAAAACCGCACCGACATAACCAATTTGCCAGTTGGGGAGAGTGGACTCAAAGCCTGTAAACACAAACGAACCTTGCTCATGGATGTACAGAGACAAGTAGTTGGTGTTCAGGAAGTACACAGTACCTTCTGGGCAGTAGGGGTCTGGATAGATAGGTACGCCAGCAACCATCAAAGCACGGAAAGCTGCTTGAGGGCCATTGGTTTCACCGTCAAAACCTGCACCTGGGGTGATAACGTATTGCTCTTGACCAACAAAGTCTTGAGCCAACAGTGTCCAAGTACCAAAACCGCAAACACCGAACGAAGGCATTTCAGCACCGTTTTTGACAGTACCAGAGATGTATTGCAGGATGTTTTGACGGGTTGGGTTCACAGAGCCAGCGGCATACTGTGAGGATTTCCACCAAGTGTAAGTGCCACGGTCAATATTGCCGTAAGTACCAGAGTTAGCAACAGCAGCGGGCAAGCCGATGAATTGTTGTGTATTGCTGGTGTTGGTGTACAAGGCAGTTGCCATTGCATCCATCATCACGTTGGTTGCATCGTTCATACGAG